TGAACAAAACAAAAGTAAGTGCATCTAACATAGTAGATTTGCCAGAACCATTTGTACCAATAATTAAGTTAGTATTATATTGTTGAAAATCTATTTCAGTCCAGTTATCACCAGTACTTAAAAAATTTTTCCACTTAATTTTTTTAAACGTTATCATATTTGGGGGGAATTACAATGTCATCAGGAGTAATAACTGCATACTTATAACTATGCAATTTACAAGTTTTTAATGCAAGTTCATCATCAACTTCCATTATAACCATTTCTTTTTCTTCTTGGTCTTCAAGCATCATAGCATATCTTGTAGCATCATCTTCTTGCTCAAAAAGAAATAAAACTTTATGTCCGTGCTTATCTTGAACAGCATAAGCACCCTCATCTTTACCATCTTTAAGAGTTAAAAGCCACATTATTCTACCTCGCAGGCTTGTCGATAAAGATCTTGAAAAATATCTTTAATAAAAGTTTTATCAAATTCAAACTCAGATTCATCAATATAACGATTTAATATCGAAAGAGTATTTTCTTCCTCATCTATTTCAAAATTTTCATTCTCATGAATATCAAAATTTTCAACTATTTTTAAATCTTGTACACCTACAGAGTATAACTTATTAACAAATTTTTCAAACTCTTTTGGATTAGATTTTTTACGAACAATAATTTTTACAATTTTACTCTTATATTCAGTAGCATTAAAAAGTTTATGATTAGTATCTTCATAATAGATATTATAAAATAATTTATATGGATTGTTAATTGGAGTTTGTTCTAATGTTTCTGTATCAAAAATATGAAATCCTCTTGGATCATTCACATCATTCCAGAACATCTCATATGGATTTCCCAAATAAAATATCTTACCATCAGTAGATCTAGTATGAAAATGTCCAGAAAATACTTTTTCAAATTTATTAAATATCCCTACATCCATACCAGTTTCCATCATATGTCCACGAGTAGCATTAAATCCATTTAATTCAAGATGACCCATGGCAATCTTTGCTTTACTTTTTTTAATTAATTTCTGAGTCTCATCGTGATTTTCAGAATTAATCCAAGGTAAAAAAAGAATCTTAAATTTATCTAAAGAAATCTCTGTTGCTTTTGAGTACGTCTTAATATTTTGATAATCTTTTAATAAAAGTTCTGGAGAATTTACATGATTAGTATTCTTATAGTAACAATCATGATTGCCAATAAGAGCATGAACTTTATATTTTTTAAGAGGTTCAAATACAACTTTCTTTGACCACTCAAGACTTTGGAGATCTATTGCCTTACGACTATCAAATATATCACCCATATGAATCACAGTGTCTATCTGATGCTCTTCTAAGGATGGAAAGAATACATCACGATAAAACATTTCAAAGTAATCATGAAGATGCTTAGAACCTTTTCTAGCTCCATAATGAGTATCTGTTATAATAGCAACCTTCATCGGTTATTATTGCGATACTGTATATTATCTTTAATTGTATTATATTCAGAACTAGAACCAGTAAGTGCTCCTTCATCAACATTCATGACTTCATCAAATCCAGTCTTCTCAATAATCTTTGTTTTAATATCCAACTGTTTCTTTTCCTTCTGTATTCTTCTAAGGAAAGCATAATGAATGATTTGAGTAAAGTATGCAAATGGATTCCTAGATTTTTCTGGATCAAAGTTATGAATATACTGAACACAGTTTTCAATACCATCAGAAATCATATCTTCACGAAACATGTAATTAACAAAGTTCGGTTTATACGATAAATGAGTTGCTATTTTTAAAAAACAAGAACCAAGATAGTTCGGTATGGGTGGTTTACCCTCCCACGGTCCAGACTTTGGTGGTTCTTTATCAGGGTATTTTTTAATAAATGCTTCTCTAGCTATAGCAACTTTTCCTCGATAAACAATCATTGCTTCCAGCAATTCTTTGTTATTTACATAATGTTCCGTCTTTTTTCTAGGCATGGCATTGGAGTTTCCGTTTTGTTAATTGTTTTTATTATATCACAAAACTTAAGGCTTGACAAGGTAGTCAAATATAAGTAGAATAACTCTGTTAAGGGTGAAGGGATAAATTTAGCTTTCTTTATTATTAATATTTTTCTTAAATAATTCTTCAAGATTATTACGAGCATCTTTTACAGAAGAAAGATATCCCATCCTAGAAGAAGGTTTTGTATATCCAGTTGAACTATGAATTTCTATAATTTCTTCATCTACAATAAAATCATTATATATTTGAATTAATCTTTCATCTCTACTTTCAGTCATAGTAATAATTTTATCTGATTTTATCATAAAGAAATCTTCTTCAGATAATTCAATCCAAGGTTTAACTTTAATATGTGATCCACTATTATTAGTAAACATTTTCATTATTATAGGATTTTGTAAAATAATAATAGCATCATCTCCACTATCATCCACAGATATCAGAGAAAATATTTCTTCCCCTGATACCAATTTTATTATGCTATAAAATTCTTCTCCCATTAGTTCTTAAGCGGTATATTTACTATATCATAATTGAAATTTTCTTCATTGTAGACTTTAATTCTTTCTATTAAATGATTTAATGTATAGTTACGTCTAGACTTATAACTGATATCATCAGCAATATCATATAAGGTTGCTTTAGTTTTTTGATTACCTTTTCTAAGTACCCTCCCTATTGATTGTAAATTTCTAATTCTAGACTTAGACGGAGAAGCA